AAGATATTTTTTCTTCTTCTTGTTCTTTCGTAGCTGTTTGTCCCTCAGCTTGACTAGCAACAGTGGTGATGCCTAAGCCCATTAAATCAACAGGCTCTTCCTCTGGTAACGGCTTGAAGCCACCCCTGTCAATAGCGGGAGCAGTAGGCTTCACAGGCTTTGTAATATCTTGTGTAGGAGTAGGCAGCACCTCTTCTTCTGAAGCTACATCACTAATACCTAGTGGTATAGCTTCTTCCTCTACTTTATCTTTAACACCAAAAGGTGCTACCACCACTTTATCGTTAATACCAAATGGCATATTAGTCCTTAGCTTTTTGTTTTTACTTTACCGTCTGTATCTGTGTAGCGTGTACCGGATGGAATAGCATCATATTCTTCTTGTGTCGTTGGGGTAGGTAAGCCACCCTGTGGTGGTGCTGTACCACCGTAGTAACCATCAGCAGAAAGAATAGCCTTAGCGAAGGCTGTCTTAGGTGAACCGTCTTCGTTTAGGTAGCCATTAGTGTTTAGAAAACTAATAGTGGCTTCTCTAGCTTTAATAACAAGCTCGGGTAGGTCCCCTTTACGCGGCTTCCTATAACCTGTAGTACCATCTTCTAGTTTAATGGCTAGCTTATCACTGCCAGCTATCTGCCCAATAGCTGATCCCACAGCTCTATCTACAGAGCTGCGAAGCTGAGGGAATGTTAAAGCTTTTTTGCCCTCCTCATCAGCCCTATCTTTTTCTTGTGCTTGTGCAGCGTTATTAAACCTAATCCTAGCATTGGTAGAATTAATCTCGGTCTGTATGCGTGAGCGTTCAGTAGGTTCTGAAGTTTTTCTGTACTGCATCTCCAATTGCTGTACCACCTTCTCTAGAGTTTCTACAGGTGTAGATAATGCTAATGATGCATTAATGCTTTCAATTTCTTCCTGAGCTGCTTTTTTTTGTTCAGGTGTGCCAGCATCATTATATTTAATAATAGCTGCGTCCAGTCTTTCCTTCATAGATTTAACCTGCTTAAAAGCACCCTCAGCAAACGAAGCCATAGGCGCTATATCAGGAGCTTCTGCACCTTCATAGGGCAACAACCCTTCTAACGTATCTCCATAAGCTGTAGCAGCTGATTGTGCAAAGTCTGTGCTCTTAGATAGGATGCCAGTACCTAGCTGCTTCATCTGTTCAGACACGTCACGAGTTGGTGCAGCTGTGCTTAAGCCTTCCACAAAAGACTGTGCAGACTGTGTAGCCTCTGGTGTTTTAAATTTGTAACGAGTGGCAATATCAAACACCTTACCAGACCGTGCTTGCTCTAAGAAGTCAGCAGCAATAGTAGGAGACTTAAGAATAGATACTTGTTGATCGTCTGTTAGATTGTTGAATATTTCATGTGAAGATAAATCTTTGTAAGTAGACTTAACTTCTTCACGTTGTGCTTCAACTTTCTTATTGTACAAAGCCTTAGACTCAGCTGCCTTCTTAAGGCGCATAACAACAATTTCTTTTTGCTGAGCACGTTCTTCATTAACAAGAGTGTTAGCCTGTTCAGCAGCACCACCTATAAAAGCAGATAAATTAAATCCCATTATTATTTTCCTTTAGACATTAGACCGCGAGATGTAGGTTCTTTAACAACCTCTTTCATCTTAGTCCTCGCTTCTTCTACTATTTCTTTAACCATCTTAGTAGGCATCTCTGACATCTCTTGTGCATCATTGGTAGTTTCTATATAACCAACATCATAGATTGTGGCTATAGATTTAATTAATTCCACAATTACTGGAGTTACTAAGAAACCAGTATCAATAGAATGAACACCATTCATTAGTCCGTTCTTGACTAATACATTAGCTATGTTTAGTATTGGCATGCCTTCTTCTAATAAAGTGGCTACCTCGTCCATAGCTTCAACAGCTGTTAACTTATCTGAATAGAAATCTACAACTTCACCAACTTCAGTAAATCTGGGAGGCTGCTCCCAAGGTCTATTACCGGGTTCTGTAGTTAGTGACATGCCGGGGATGGGTGCTAATAGTTTATTCTGCACGAGTAAAATCCTTTGTTTGTTGTCTGATAGCTTCTATGTAATCAGCAATATCTTCTTCAACAGACATACCTCTAGTTGGTCCCACATATTTACTACGTGCCAACAATCCTGATGTGCCTGTTGTGGCCTTAGTTTTCTTTTCTCTATTCTCTATAATAGAGTTGATGTTCTTCATCACTGAGGAATAGTTTTTCATGGTTTTTATTAATTAAAAAATAGACGCAGCAAGTTTAATGCTAGCTGTTTTAACTGTGTCAGTTGCTAAGTTTGTTAGTAAAGCACCTAGACTTGAGGATGCTTTAGCATCAGCATCTGCATCTGCTTGTGCTCCTACTTTAGCTAAACCACCAGCAATGATCATTTCTTGTTCCAGAATAGAGTTGGCCCTATCTGCATCTTTCTCAAAACTAGACCAAACCATTTCAATTTGATCTCTATACAACTGAGTTTCATTATTATACTCTGCTAATGTCATCTGCTGTAAGTTTTGTGCATTCAAATAGTTAGTAGCATTAGTAGCAGCTGTGTTAGCTGTGCTTATCTCTCTACGCCATTGAGCATTAGACTGATCAATAACTAAACGTTGTGAGCTATTGAACTGATCTCTAGCATTCTGTGTTTCAGCATTAAACTTTGCTATAGAATTCTCTTGATCCACACTAAACTGTGATAAAGCGTTCTGTTGTGCTGAATTAAACTGTGATGTTTGTGTGACTAAGTTAGCAACAAATTGATCACGTTGATTCTCAGAGAGAGAATTAAATTGCTTTGCAGCATTATCAGCAGCAGCATCAGTTAACAAACTCTGACTAATCTGCTGAGCTTTAAACAAAACTGTCTGCTGCTCATTAGCCATGTTAGCCATATCCATAGCCAAGAAACTCTGTGCATTAACAACAGCAGCTTGTTGTCTATTATTTAAATTAGTTGTTTCTAATGTTGCCATCTGTGCAGCATTAGCCATAACAACAGCTTGAGTATTAGACAAGTTAGCTAAGTCAGCAGTCTGTGCTAGTCTTGCATTCTCTAAAGCAATTTGTTGCTGAGCTGAGAAGTTCATGTTAGCTATGTCAGAAACCTTTGAAGCATTCAACACTTTAGTCTGGAATGTTTGATCAAACTCTTGCCCTAAAAACTGTGCTCGTTGTTGCGCTAACAACACAGCTGTCTGCTGTCTATTAGACAAGTTCTGTAAACCCATCTGTTGAAACACTTGAGCATCAGCAGAGGCAATAGGAAGAGAAGCCTCCATAGTTGCTTGAATGATAGCTTGTCCAGCCATACTAGAAGAACCTAATCCTCTAGCTGCTATCTGTGCTGTAGCTGCTCTCATTGAAGAAGCTGCCCATGCTGGGGGATTACCTGCATCAAAGTTTTGTAACAATGTATCAAGCTGTCCCTGCACTGTGCTTTGTGTAGAGACAGTGCCTTGTGCTGCTTGTGTCTTAGCTAGTTCAGATTCTACTCTGGCTTGGTCAACTGCTGTACCACTAACAATCTCACCTGCCTGCATAGTGCGCTCAGCAGGTGCCACCACTTGTGTACCAGCTGTCTGTGCTGCTTGTATGCCTAGCAGTGATGAAGTTGTAGGGTCTTGTGTAGCTGCACCAACTTGTGCTTGTTGAGACACCTGTCCTGTTACAGGGTCGATGCCTTTCATAGCCTGCTCCATAGCTGGAGTGGCTGCTGTGCTTTTATAAGTAGAAGTGGGATTTATGGTTTCTGTTGTTGCTGCAGAAGCAGTAGGAGCTTGTGTAGCTTTTGCTGTAGTGGAAGTAGTTGGAGCAGCAGTGCCTACACCTGTCATAAGTTGATTAGCTTGTTCTGAAATTGTAGCGGCTGTTATATTAACTGGGTCCCCCCGTTGTGGTTTACCTCCTACGTCAGTAAATGTAACATTACCACCACCAGTTACACCACCACCAGTTAGACCAGCAGCAGCTTTAGCATCAGCAGCAGCTTGAGCATCAGCAGCAGCTTTAGCATCAGCAGCAGCTTTAGCAGCAGCTTTAGCATCAGCAGCAGCTTGACGATTAACATATTCTTGTGTATCACCCGGCTTCAAGTATGTACCCATTGATTGATCTATTTGATCGTTGCTATACCCTATGGAAGTAGCGTATTCGTGCAGCACTACTTCCGGTGTCCGACCAGAAGCTTCTGCTCTTCTATTAACTTCATCAAATATGGCATCTTGCTCAGCTTTAGTAAAGTCAGTCTTAACAGCACCACCAACAGCATACTTGCGTTTAACCATGCCACCCTTAGCCATCTTCTCCATATACTTATTAGTAACAGCAGAATACTTAGCCTTTAAAGCAGGAGAGCTTTCTAAGAATTGATCAAAGCCTTGCATAGGCCCATCATATCCCATCTTTTTAGCAATGATTGCTCGTTGTTGATTTGTAAATTTTTTCATAAAGGTTTTATTGTATCTACTACATGGTCTAACATATGTTTATTGTCTTTTAATAAAGCTATAATTCCTACAGCTAAACAATAAACTTGTCTCTCAGAAAGCTTAGTCTGCATACATTCATCTATTGCATGTATGCATTCATGTAACAAAGTGTCTAGTTCTCTAGGCTTTGTCTGTCCTTGTCTGATATAAATGGAGGACTTTTCATAATCACATAAACCACTTTCATTTATATCTTCCTTAACTATTATATCAAAATTGCGTCCTAATATAGACAATGTTGATATATTGATCATAATGAGTTACCAATCTGCAAGAGCATACACTGTACGTTTACCGTCTTTCTGTGCTGTCATCTTCTTCTTAGCATTACCTTTGGCATCATATGAACAATGAATCCATCCACTGTTGGTAACACCATCATCATAATATTCTAATATCAATTGATCGTAGTTTAGATTATCAGCAATCCACATAGCAACAACCTTGTTATCGATACCAGCCACTTCAAAGTCTGCTGCCTGTCCTTTGCAATGATCACTGGTTGTGCTACCACCTACAGCTTTATTTAGCTCAGGCACTCTCAATCCACTGGTTATTGTCACAGTACCAAACTGGTCTCTTACAGGTTGTAACACACAATCAACTAAGTCTTGTAAACATTGTAATTGTTCTGGTGTTGGATTGTTATCAATGCCTAGCTTTATAGCTGTAGAACTGTCTGTTAATTCTTGCAATGAAAAGTTTTTACTTAATTTCATACGTCTGTACTATCCGCTTTCTTTGGCTCTATAACAATACATGTTGTTTGAAATGCTTGTATGTTATCATCATTTTTAAACTGTTGTTCAGCACCTTGATTCTGAGCAGTACATATATCTAAATCAGTAGTAAGCTGTCCTTGAGTAAACACACAAATTCCTGTTACTGTACAATAAAACGCAATTGGTAAAAATATCATTTCATACCTATTTTCTTATCTATTACTTTCTCTAACAAACCACGTAGACCGTATATAACAACAACCATACCAATAACAATGTATTGATACCAAACTGGCGTAGAAGCTATAACAGCAAAGCCAGCCAATGCATATACACCCATACCCGGAATGAAAGCCATAAACATAGGAGTTAAGAAGACGATAAGAATTAGTTCATCTTTCCAGCTCTTAGCCATGTTCTCCATAGCTAGCTTATCTAGATCATAGTTTTGTTCTTGACCTTTCTCAGCCCTGCTCATAGCACTGATAGCATGAGCAACTTTGATATCAGCTTCTGCTTTTATAACTGCAACTTCAGCATCTGTCTTAGCCTTAGCCACTTCTTGCCTGCTTTGAATCCAACCACCTAAGATGGAAGCTGCTGGTTTAATTAATGCTTGCCACATATTAGAATTGTCCTTTAGTTATGATAGCCCATACTAAGCCTACAACAGCAAACAATCCAGTACTTACTAAGATTATTGCTAGAGATGTATTGATAATATCTTTTATCAATTGTATTTGTCTATTCTTCTTTAATAAAACTTCTCTTGCTTCAGCTTCTCGTTTTCGTCTAGCTTCCACTTGGAAGGCTAACCAATCATCCCACAGTCCTGCTCTTCCTATATAGATCATCAGCTCCTTAAGCTGTTGTTCATTTTGTTTAATAGCTTCTAAAGCAAAGAAAGCTTCTGAGTCAGAGCTGTTGGCTTTCTTTGCTAGCTCAGACTTATTATCAAAGAATGTAAACACACTAGCACCTGCTGCTAAGATGTCACCACCATTAGCTATTGTTTCTTTTATAACTGCATACGCAGCATTAGCAGCAGCAAGTTCAGCTAGCATTATTTACCTATCTTTAATTCTGCATACATAATGCCGATAGCAGCTACAACACCACCAATCCATAACAAAGGCTTAGCAGCTTTAGCTATCCAGCCTAAGACAGTGAAGGCACCTTCAACAGCATTAAAGGCAGCTACCATTGTTTTAGTCTCTGCTATGTTGGTATCCACCTTAGCCTCGACAGATATTAGTCTCTCGTAAATCTCTCTGTGTGTCACGTCTTCCATACATTAAGGCTGTTCTGGAGTAACCCAACCTTCTACCGCCGACCAAGCACCATCATAGGTGTACTTATGGCCATACCACTCTTCGGGAGATGTAACGTTAGAGTGTAAGGTTGTGTTAGTGCTATTACAGTCGCTAATGATGAACTTAGCAGGGACACCTACCGTGATGTTAGAAGATGTAATGTTCACCGCTTCACCGTCTTCAAATAAATAGATGCTGACGTTATCTGTGTTAGTTAGAGTTTTCATGTTATCCCTTGATGATTAATTTAGTTGCTGAAAGTGCTGTACCTGCTAGCACTGATATAGTGTCGGCTGTCGTTGCTAATGTGCCGTCTCTTTGTACATAATATGCTATACCCGCTGTAAGGCTAGATTGTGCGTCATCTACAGAGCCTACGGTTTGAATAGTTGCTGTCGCTGTGTCGGAATAAATTGCATCAGAAATACCAATGTAGTTAGTAGCTGTTAGGTTTGTAGAAACGGAAGCATTCTGAAATACCACGCTTGTACCATAATCAGAGTTACCACCATCCGAATAAGCAATAACTACCTTCTGGGCGTTAGAGTCATATGTTGCTGATATCCAGTTACTAGCAGCACTTTCAAATACTACAGCAGTACCAAAAGAAATACTTGTGCCTGCTACAGTTCCTACAATAGTTGTACCATAATCAGAGTTGCTACCATCCCTATAAGCAATAACTACCTTCTGGGCATTAGCGTCATATGTTGCTGATATGTAGATACTATCAGCGCTTTCAAATACTACAGCAGTGCCGAAGCTAATACTTGTGCCGCTTACAGTTCCTATGATAGTTGTACCATAATCAGAGTTACCAACATCTGTGTAAGCAATAACAACCTTTTGGGCGTTAGCATCATATGTTACTGATATGTAGTCGCTCCGATCGCTCTCAAACACAACAGCAGTGCCGAAGCTAATTGATGTACCACTTACAGTTCCTACAATTGCTGTACCATAATTAGAGTTACCACTATCCCTATAAGCAATAACTACCTTGTTGCTGTTAGAGTCATAAGTTGCTGATATGTAGAGACTATTAGCGCTTTCAAATACAACAGCAGTGCCGAAGCTAATTGATGTGCCGCTTACAGTCCCTACAATAGCTGTACCATAACTAGAGTCATCCCTATAAGCAATAACAACCTTCTGGGCGTTAGCGTCATATGTTGCTGATATATACAAACTATTAGCGCTTGCAAACACAACAGCAGTGCCGAAGCTAATTGATGTACCACTTACAGTTCCTACAATTGCTGTACCATAATTAGAGTTACCACTATCCCTATAAGCAATAACTACCTTTTGGGCGTTAGCATCATATGTTGCTGATATGTTGTAACTACTAGCGCTTTCAAATACAACAGCAGTGCCGAAGCTAATTGATGTACCACTTACAGTTCCAACAATAGCTGTACCATAATCAGAGTTACCCTCATCCCTATAAGCAATAACTACCCTCTGGGCGTTAGCATCATATGTTGCTGACATGTAGGAACTAGTAGCGCTTTCAAATACAACAGCAGTTCCTATAGTTTGAGTTAAAGGTGACTCAGCCACAACACTTACAGTGCCATCAGCGTTGACAACAACTAAGTCACCATTAGCTAAAGCACCTGAAGCTGTCGCTGTAGCCACACCCGCACCCGGAGCTGGTGTTACAAACGATAACGTGCCACTACCATTTGTTTTTAATAACTGGTTATCTGACCCGTCTGTAGTCGGTAATGTAAACGTGCTTACGAAAGAAGTTAAATTGCTATCGTAGGCTTGTACATTAACACCAATGTCAGCGTCCACTAAGATAGTGGCATCGTAGGCTTGTACATTAACACCAATGTCAGCATCAACAACACCAGTGGCTGCTGAAAAGTTAGCTAAGTCTCTTGCTTTACTCATTGTTGTTTACTCCGGTTGTGTAGGCCACTCAATAGTCCAAGGGAAGCCGTCTTGTGTAGTTATATCACGCAATGCTTGGCGGTAGGTTGTCATTGCTTCAGGCATTGTCACGTCTGAACAAGCAGTCCAGTCAGTGGTAGATAGCAATGAATTGCGTTGAGCGCGTACACGAGCACTAATGCCGTCTGTGTATTCCTGTTGCTCTTGTGCCGTCTTGGTGTCAATAGACCAAGTTAGCGTCCATATGCCGGATACCAATGTTGGCATCTCTGCCCTTATTGATTTTTGTGTCTTAGCGTCCACTGTCG